ACAATCATACTTAGGTAATGAGACTGAAGAAGATGCAATCATGCCAATACTTCCTTTAATTAGAGAGTCAATGGTAAGATCACACGCAAGAAGTATCGAAAATGCTATTTTAGCTGGTAACCACGACAATGGTGTTTATTCATCAGGAGCGTTTGCTGGGCTATTAAATATGGCTGACGGTGATAACCACGAAACTTCAGACGGTGCTTCTGGATTCGCAGCAACTGATGCAGTTACAGCAGCTGACCTATTAGCCATGAGAAAGAACATGGGTAAATATGGTATCAATCCTTCAGAAATTGTTTACATTGTCTCACAAGACGTGTACTACAACTTACTAGAAGATGCTGAGTTCCAAGATGCTAACCTAGTTGGCGACATGGCAACAAAACTATCAGGCGAAATCGGACAAGTATTCGGATCAAGAGTAATCATGTGTGATGAATTCGCAACTAAAGCAGCTGGTAAATATGGCGCAATCGCTGTATACCCAAGAAACTATGTAATGCCAAGATTAAGAGGTGTTACAATAGAATCTGACTACGAAGTAGCTAATCAAAGAAGAGTCCTAGTGGCTTCTCAGAGATTAGGATTCACTGACTTAATTGACGGTGCAACTTCTAAGTGGGCATTTGCTTATAAAGGTAGCTAATACCTAATTACGGTTTTTGGTGGGTTACCTATAACCCACCACTTTATTATGGCAGATTTAATTACAGTAGCAGAATACAAAGATGCAGAGGGTCTCAGAGGAGAGAAGGATGACGACCGTCTTGCAGTTATAGTACCTCAGGTATCTGACTTAGTAAAGAAATATTGTGGAATAAGTTTTATAGATTTTTATAGCACAAGCAAAGTTGAGACTTTCTCAATGAACGATACAGCGACAACAACCGTAATTACGAGTGAGAGTCCGCTAGTAGAGGTTTCAAAAGTAGAAGAAAGAACAGCTTACTCAGAACCTTATGTAGAATTGACGACAGGTAACTATGAATACTATGTTGATACTGAATCTGATGCGATAATCAGAACACATACGAGTGGAAATCCCAAAAATTGGGCAAAAGGTATGGGGGCAGTCAGAATTACATACAAAGCTGGATATGCCACTACTCCTAAAGATTTACAATTAGCACTCTTTGACTTAGTAAATTACTATATGAGAGACGAACACAAAGAAAGAAGAACATTAGGTGGCGCGCAAGTACAAAATCAAGGAACTTCGGGTATAAGAACTTCTTCAGATTTTCCAGACCACATAAAAAGAGTACTGGATTTATATAGAGTAGTAATTTAATGGCTCTTGATACAATGTTTGGAGAAATTGATAAATTTCTCGCACATTATCCAGGGTCTAAAGTATCTACAAAGAATCAGAGTAAAAGATATATTACAGAAAGCTTTTATACTCAAGAATGGATAGTTAATTATATTGTAACAGAAGTAGCACTATATTTGAGAAAACAACCTAGAGGATTAAATGCTAAAGAATGGCGACTAATAAAACCTAGATTAGAAAGAATAGCGGCGCAGGGTTACACTAAAAGAATGGGTGTGAACTTGTTAAAAGGGAAGTACAAATCTGCAGGATTTGATGTTTTAGCAAGTACTCTAAAAAAGGATAAAGCTACGGGAGTTGATTTACCTATAGACAGAAGGTACGATCCATCTGCTGGTAATCAAGTTACTATTCATTCTCAAGGTAGAGACTATAAAGTAAGATTTTATCAAAATTTTACTATGTATAAGTCACCTTCAGACGCTGATTTACCGATAATTAAAGATGTTCTGAAAATGATAATGGGACATACTGCTAATGGACTGCATGCGGATGCAAAGAAATATGCAAATCAGTATCAAGATGACTCGGGAACAGATGCTTCTCAACATTTTAATACTACAAAAGGGGCAAGAAGATTTATTCCTGTTAGAGCGGCACAGCATCAAAGACACCATGCTGTTACAAAAGCCCAAGCTTCTAACGCAGGGTTTGCAGGTAGCGATGCAGGAGCAAGAAACGATTCTACTGCAAGACTAGTAGACTTTTTAGAATCAGCTTTTGATCCTCTTATGAAAGGTGAAATATCAGCTAGGCCTGGAAGTAAGAAAGAACTAGCACTAAATAAAGTTCAGTATGATATTAATACTGCTTTTAACTCTGCATATAAGTTAAGAGGTATTAACAAGATTGATATATTTGATAGGCAGGGAGAAGGTGTTGTAGCACTAAAATCTGTAATTATTACTGTTGTTTTAGGACACCAAGATAAAAAAGCTCTAGCAAAATATGCTGATAAAGGGGATGGATTAGATGGAACAGGGTTAGATGGATTTTTTGCAGATTTATATACTAAATTAGCGAAAAATTATAATCCTACTGAAAAAGGCTCACTTTCTTTAGTAGAAATGGCTGAAAGAGGTGTCTTTGCAAAAGTAGCAATGAGTATGAAAACTTCAAGTGGCATGCCCGATATGCGCTTTAAGATAAATAAAAAACTTTTTGCAGATGCAAAATATAAACACAAAGAAGAAAGTAAAGCAAGAGGTGTTACTGGAAAAGGGAAGAAAGCAAAGAAAAGAGTAGTATCGGGAGCAGCGTTAAGACAGGTTAAGTACGGAGGCGGCAAGGAAGCAAGAATGCGTACTGAAGATAATCCTTTAGCATTAGAAGCCTTGTTAAATGAAGCACTACCAAAAGTTGTTGCTTCAAAAATGACAAGCCCTGCACTAAACTTTAGGTCGGGAAGATTTGCAAGTAGTGCAAGAGCAGAAGATGTTATGGTAGGCCCAAGAGGCGGTGTAAATGTAAACTATACTTATATGAGAGACCCATATGAGACTTTTGAACCAGGCAACGCACAAGGTAGCACACAAAGAGACCCAAGAAAGATTATTGGGGAGTCTGTAAGAGAAATCGCACAGAGTATAATAGGAGATAGATTCCTTAGAGTTAGGAGAGTATAATGGAAAGCAGTTTAGCAAGGAAACACACCACGCGTAGACGCGCCATTGTAGAAGCTCTAGCTATGGAACTAGAACAAATAAACGGAAGCCCACCATTTAGGTCAGCTGTTTCTAAAGTAGAACGCAGACTAAAATTTTGGGATGAAGTTACAGAGTTCCCGACTATACATATAGGAGCAGGAGCCGAAACTCGTGAATATGACGGTGGTGGGTTTAGGTTTAGATTTTTAAGATTAACAGTTCGATGTTATGTTTCTGATGATGATGATGTCATTGAAGCACTCGAAGAATTGTTAGAAGATGTTGAAACAGTACTAGAGGATAAAGATCCCTTAACGTACTACGACTCAACAGGAGCATCTCAAGGAACAGTTCAAACAACTATTGGAACTGTTACTACAGATGAAGGAGTACTCGAACCTCTCGGTGTAGGTGAAATTACAATCGAGATTCGATATTAAATAGGAGAAAAGATATGGCATTTTTCTTTAGTAGAGATACCAAAGTATTTATGGAATGGTCAGAAGATGGAACTGCCGGAACTACAGCGTTATTTGAATTACCTGTATTAGACGGTTTCTCTTTTAGCCAAGGAACAAATACTTCGGAAGTCACACTGAACGAAGCCGCAAACTCATCAGGCTACAGTAAAAGAGGTAGAGCAATGTTTACTGACTCTTTTGCACCAGCTGAATGGAGCTTCAGTACATATATGAGACCTACTAAGTCAGGCAGTAATGCTAAAATGGCTAGTGGAGATCATGCTGATAGTGGCGCACATTATGCAGTCGAGGGTCCTTTATGGGCCGCTATGTCTGCAAATACTTATGACAAGGCTATGGGTGGCGACTATGCAGGCGACACGGCAAAAGCTGAGTTTAACTTTGCCAACTCTAACCAAGTAACTCTTGGCGACTTCAACATGTACTTTGTACTTGGAGCAGCTAAGGATACTAATACAGAAGTGTATGCAACAGGAACAGAAGGCGTAACAGTTTATAAACTAGCTAATTGTTCAGTTGGGTCAGCATCAATTGATTTTGATATTGACGGTATTGCACAAGTTGGATGGTCAGGAAATGGTAAAACAGTTGAAGAAGTTGCAAGTATTAATACAGCAGCGACTGGAACAACAACCAAAGGTTTAATTAGAGAAGGAGTTGATACAACTACTAACTATATTAGACAAAAATTAACAGACTTAGCAATCAGCTTCGATGTATCAGAATCAACAGGTACATTAGGCGCATTAAATGTTGACGGTAGTGATGTAACTTACGGTGTTACATTAACAGGTGGTAATATTACAATTGAAAATAATCTTACTTACCTAACCCCAGATACATTAGGTTCTGTTAATGTCCCATTAGGACACGTAATGGGCACAAGATCCGTATCAGGTAACTTTACTTGTTACTTAAATGATACAGCAAATGGATCATTAGATTTATTTGAAAGATTACAGGAATCAAGAGGAGTTATTACTAACGCTTTTGACTTAACATTTAGTATTGGTGGCTCAGGCCAGACACCTAGATGTAATGTTGAAGTAGGGAAAGCCCACCTTGAATTACCACAGCATAGTTTTGACGATGTTGTATCTGTTGACGTAGCCTTCCATGGTTTACCATCAGATTTATCATCAGGAACTGCTGCTAGCGCAACAAACGAAGTAAAAGTTACTTACGTAGGTGCGTAATTAAATTAAACTAACGGGAGGCTTCGGCCTCCCACTTTATAGGAATAAGAATGGAAGAAAAGAAAGTAAAATCAGTATCACTGAAGAGTTTGTTAACTCCAAGCAAAACAGTTGGTATCGAGTTTCCAGGAATGGAAGGTTTCGAAATCAGACTAACATATTTAGCAAGAGAAGAATTGCTAAAACTCAGAAACAGAAGTGTAAAACAGGTTCTAAATAAAAGGACAAGGGCTTACGAAGAACAGCTTGATAATGACAAATTCTTAGTAGAATATTCTAAGGCAGTCATCAAGGGCTGGACAGGCTTAAAATATAAGTACTTAGAAGAGCTTCTATTAGTAGATATTAGTGCGGTAAACCCAGAAGATACACTTGAGTTTTCAGTAGAAAACGCAGAACTTATGGTTAAGAATTCTAGCGAATTTGATAACTGGGTATCTGAAATGTTGGGCGATCTAGAAAATTTTACAAAGAGCAAGTAGAATATATACTTGCTCTCATAAAAAGACAATATAAAGATAAAAATATTGACATAGATAAATACCTCGCTATTTGTGAGCAAACAGGAGAAGAACCTGACCCTGATAGAATGCCACCTGCCATGGATATGTATCCATACGAAGTGCAGATGGCATTTTTTATATACAGTATGTTACAAGATGTATGGGAAGGGATGAATGGTATGTACATGGGTAAAAGCATGGCAGGACTCATGGATTTGCTCAATATTTACGAAATCGAAGATAAGAAAACTGTAGTCTATTTTGTGAAAGCAATAGACGGAGAACGCGGAAGTGCAATAAACGAAGAAGTTAAAAGAAAGCACGACGCCGATAAAAGAAAAGCGAGAACAAAGTAAATGGCAGGAAAGAAAACAAAAGGCGGTTCAGTTGATTTTAAGGTCACTGCTAGTGGCCTTAATAAGGTTGATAAAGACGCTAAAAAAGCAGGTAGTTCATTTAATACCTTAGACAAAAATGCAAGGTCGGCAGATAGAGGCATGAAAGGTGCTTCTAATATGTCATCTAATGCAACCAAAAACTTCAGTAAAATGTCACAAGGCATCACTGGAGGGCTTGTTCCTGCATACGCTACTTTAGCCGCTCAGTTATTTGCACTTGATGCTTTATTTAGATTCTTAAGAGAAGCCGCTGACTTTAGAGTATTACAACAAGGTCAAGAGTTGTTTGCAGCTTCAACAGGTAGAGCAATGAGAACTCTATCTAGAGATATTCAAGCAGCAACTTCCGCTCAGATTACTTTCAAAGAAGCTTCACAAGCTACTGCTATAGGTCTATCAGCAGGACTCTCTCCAAGTATGTTAAAAGAACTAGGACAAGCAGCTAGAACGGTTTCTGTTGCTTTGGGTAGAGATACAACAGACTCTTTTAACAGGCTTATTCGTGGTGTGACTAAAGCGGAACCAGAACTCTTGGACGAATTAGGTATCATACTTAGATTAGAAGAAGCTACAACTCGTTATGCCGCATCTCTGGGGCTTAACAAAAATCAATTAACCACTTTCCAAAAATCACAAGCAGTTGCAAATGAAGTACTCAGACAGGCAGAAAGCCGTTATGGTGCTATTGCAGATAGAATAGGAGACGATTCAGTTAACCAATTGAACAAACTAATGGTCGCCTTTGACGAGGTTCTAAATAAAGCAAGAGAATTTATAGGCCCAATTGCAGAATTTTTTGGTAAATTCTTAACAGAAAATATTGAATCAGCAACAGCTGCTATTGGTGTATTTGCGGCTTCAATCACTGGAGGACTAATAAGTCAGGCTTTACCCAATCTTGGAACTGAAGCAGTAAAACAAGCAACAGCTGTAGCAGGGTCAGGAGATTTGAGAGTATCTAAGATGATGTCTAAAAAGAGAATCAAAAGACTATCATCTGGCACAGGAACAAAAGCAGATATTGCAGCTTATTCTAAAGCTGTTAGTGCTAAAGAATCTATAATGATTAAGTTCGAAAATAATAGTCGTGCAGAACATTTAAAAACAGTAAAAATTCTAAGAGCACAAAATGCTAGAATGGTTGCAGATCAGAGTAGAGGTTTTGAAAGAATGAAAAATAATTTCAAAGCCGACCTTTATGAAATGCAAGCAGTACACGGTCAAGTCATGGGATCTATGAAGATGGCAGGTGTGGCGTTTGGTAGAGCTATGAATGGTATTATGAGAATGGCAGGTTTTATTGGTATCGCTGTTATGATATTTCAAATGGGTAAACAACTCGTTGATATGTTTAGAGATATAGATGAAGAACAACAAAAAGCAATAGAAAAAACTGAAGAACATACTGAATCTATGAAAAGTCTGTCTGAAGAAATAGGTAAAACTGCTAATTTTTTCAGAGAAGATTTATTTGCAGGAGCAGAAGAAAGAATAAGAGCAGTTGGCGGAGCTTTCCAAAGTGCTGATATCGCTGCTCAAATAGATCAAACAGAAAGATCGTTTTATGTACTTGGTCGTGATAGTGATGCTGTCAAAGAAAATATAGGCGGACTTCAGATGGTCGCTTTACAACTAGGACATTTTGATGAAAGATTTATAGAGTTTGCAAGATTACTAGAAACAAACCCTGTAGCTGCTTTCAATATGGCTAATGAGTTAAAACTATTCTCTGACGATGCAATAAGAGCAGGGCAGTCAGTAGATAGTATGACTAGAGCCCAAGCTAACTTTACAAAACAATTTAATGCTTTCGTACAAAAAGGAACAAAGATTCCTTTCCAAGATATTGTAATGTCTTTAAATGAATATCAAAAAGAACAATATGCATTTAAAGAGTCAACTCAACTTTCAACAGAAGAACAAGCTAGAGCAAATGCAGAATATCAAATAACTCTACTAAGACTAGAAGGATTTGTTACCATGTTTAAACTTGCAACAGCTAGACAGATGGAGTTTGTAGAAGCTCAAAGAAGAGGTCTTACTGCAGGAACTGCATTATTTGGTGCTAAACAAGATATTAAAAACTCATTAAAATTAGCAGGACAAATTAATACTATACTAGCTCAAAGAGAAGATATTATGGGCAAACAAATGGCAATAGAGAACATGAACGAAAGCATGGAAAAAGACTTTGCCAAACAAAAATTAAAATTTGCAGAACAACAACTAAAACTAGAAAAAGAAAGACTTGCTATGATGATAGCAGAGCAGAACAAATTTATAAGTGCTTTTGGAAAAGCAGCCGAAGCTTTTGGAAACGAATTTGGAACCACATTAGGAAAAGTATTTAGAGGCGAAAGCGTCAGTATGAAAGAATTTGGTAAGAGTATGGTAAAAGTACTTACAGATTCTTTAGGTAAAGCACTAGCAGATAGAATTATGAGAATCTCTTATAGAGGAACTCCATTAGACCCTGATGTACAAATGAAAAAATACTCTACACAAGTAGAAGAAATGCTTGAACAAAAAGGAAGAGATACTGCAAAAAAAATGCAAGCAGCTGGAAATGATAATGCTAATAATGCTTATAAAGCTTTAGATACAGGCGGTAAAGATGCAAGTGTAAATCTATATAAAGCATTTGACGAAGGCGGTGCAGATGCTTCAAAAAGTATTTACGATAGAATGATAGCTGCTGCAAACTACCATTCATACAAAATAAAAACTGCCGAAAGAGACATCATGATAGCAGAAAGAAATAGACTTGAGTTAACTAAAAAAGATATAGACAACGAAATTGCTACGAATAATGTTCTGCTAGGTTCAGGTGGTATGGAAGGCATGAGAAAGGAACAGTACGACATACGAACAGCCATTGAGAAAGCCGCCCATGGTGTATACGGGGACTACACATCTACTGCTAATTCAAAGTACGGAGATAGGAACTATTCAGGCTCTATCATAAAGATGATTAACGCCCAGTTCGACTCAGTAAGAGACTTTGAAGGATATTCAGGTGGATTCGGAGATAAGCGAAAATCTCTTAACAACGATATTACTGCTGCTAAGTTGGATGCTGTACTTGGAATACAGAGTGGTGATATGGGGAGGGCAAGATCAGGATTAGAATCATACCAAAATCTAGACCCAAGAATCCTTGATGGATTAAAAGATACAAAAATTGGCCAATTCTTTGCGGTGGTAGAAAAACATTTAAGCACTTATGAAGCCAACGAAAGGGCACTAAAGGGAGGAGTAAAAACTGCTAAAGAGTACGAAAAAATTAATAGCGATTTAACAAAAACATCCCTTAACCTAGACAACTCTATAAAAGACTTAGACACTAGAATAGACAAAACTGGACTCAAAGATCTTGAGTTTTCAGATCCAAGTAATACTAGCAGAGAGTTTAATCCAAACACTGGAGACTTTAATACAACTAATGAATCTACTGGTAACGAAGCAGGGGACGCTTATTCAGGTGGAGCTATAGGTGGTGGGGGTGCTGCAACTTTCATGGATCAAACTAAAGCTATGTTCCCTGCTCTAATGGGAACAGCAGAAGGATCAACACCAGCTTTTGGACAGTTTGGACAATCAGTAATGGAGTTTGGAACAGTTATAACTCAATTTGCTACTTTAACCGCACAAGGATTAGCACTAGCAGGAAAACAAGAAGAAGCTGCAGACATAATGATGGAAGTAGCAAAAATACAAATGGCACTAGCA